CGATGCAGGCGTGGTCGAGGTTGTCATCGATCCACTTCTTCATCACGGAGAATTCATTGAAGTCGAAAAGCATCCCGACCTCATTGAGTGCATCGCCGTGAACGTGGAAACGCGCGCGCCAAGTGTGCCCGTGAATGTTCGCGCATTTGCCCTGGTAGCCGAGCACGAGGCGATGAGCGGCGTCGAAACTGATTTCTTTTGTGACCGAGTACATTGTGTACCTCCGTTGCTCAAACACTTTCGCGTCGTCGATTGAGGAAGTCAACGCGCGTTTGGGCCACTAATAACTGGGTCACTCAATCGGGTGCGTGTACTTTAATGATCGTGTAACTACCGAGATTCACGCACGAAATTGACGTGTACTTTAATGGGTAGACCCGCTCAACGCATCGTGTTAATATTGAATCAATGGAGGTACACGATGAGTCCTATCAACGCACAACGCAAGCTGGCTCGGCTCGCGGCCCAAATTGGGCAAATTCAAGAGCGCATCGAGAAACTCAGCGCCGCGATGGATGGCATGTCGAAGCCGCGCGGAGCGAAAGTAATCGACATGAAAGGACGACGCCGAAACGGCGCACGCAAAGGACGAGGGCGTCCGCGCGGTGAATCGAAAGCCATCGGCAAAGTCATCAAGTTCCGCGGCGTTCGCGTGAAAGTGATGGAAAAGGACCTCACCAAATTTTGGGTGAGGGCATTGTCGAATGTCGAAGTGAACGGGAGGACGAAGAAAAAAGGCTCGACGTTCCCCGTGTCGACAACGGTCGTGTTCAAGCAGCTGGCCTAATTAAACGAACGAACGCGAACCCCCGAGTCATCGAAAGGTGGCTCGGGGGTTTTTCTTTGCTTTGACTCCAGCCGAACTCCATCGCATCCTCTGCCAAACCCTTTCACAGGAGAGCCGATGGAAGAAAAGAAAGAGCAACGCCCGCCGACGGTTGAGGAGCAGGAGAAAGCGCACTACGCGGACAAGGTGAAACGCGGAGTCGCGGCTGGACCTCGCAAGCACGGTGAGAGAACGGCTGACCACGGCATGGGTTCCCCCGGCGATTGCCACGAAAGCCAAGTCCCACCGAAGCCGGTTGAGACAGAAAAGGACAAGCAGTAAGATTTTGATGAGGCTGGGAGTTTGAAAAGTGCCGTCGGCTACCCCCGATGCATCGAAAAGCTCCCGGCCTCACTAACCGACGATTAGTCGAAAGGACAAACGGCATGAATGAAGCGAAGAAGGCGGCTCCAGTAGTGGAGAACCGCGAAGCCAAGATCGTGATGAAGGGCAATCGCCAGATCCGTCACGATCTTTTCAAACTCGCCCCGGCCAAAATGACCAAGAACAACGGATGGAAACAGGGGCTTCCTATCCTCGTGCATCACGAACATACGCATATCTTCCATTCGAGGAGTGAGAAGACGGGGAAGGTGAACGTGCATTGTTCCCCCGCGGGTGGGCATTTCCACGAGGTCGTCGTCGACTGGACCAAGACGGTGAAGAAGACGGTCGAGCTCGATGGAGTGATGCAGGAGATCGAATCGCCGATGGTCAAGTGCGGGCCGGCGCTCTGCATTCACCGCGCGATGGTGGACGGAGTGGAGATCAAGGAGATCGTCCCGCCGAGCATCGCGGTGGATACGAGATCTCCGGCCTTCGCCCATCTCAAGAATGCCGTGGACAACCCAGGCAAGGATGGGCAACTCGTCGACCGTCACACTCACGACGTGATCTATCTCCAGTCGGAGTACTTCACGATGGGAGAACGGAACGAGTTCAGAAAGCACAACAGGCAGGAAGTGCAAAACGCGATGAGCGGTCCCGCGAGCCAACAGATCATGGCAGCCGCTCAACTGGCCGCGAACGCCGCAAAGGGCAAAGAGATCGCTGACGGCAAGGCGGCTCCTCCACCGAAGCAAGAAGGCGATGAGAAGTGATCGACTTCAACGTCGTCAGGCACTTCGATGACGCCTGCAAGGTGCTGATTGATAAGCGAATGGTGCCGTTGCCCGAAGGGGTGAGTGCACAGGAAATACTGCGCCTGCTCAGGGAACACGAGCGGCGGCACGTTTGCCTCAACAACGTCTGCGACCAGATCGAACGATTCGAGCGCGCCAATAGGAAGAATCAGGACAAGCGGAAGATCTTCCAGCTCATCGCTGCCGCGGCTCAACTCTATGTTCTGGCCGTGCTCGAGCATCGCAGGCAGATGCTCCTCAGCGTCGCCGAAGCAAAGCGCCTGGCATCCGAGGGCAATCTCCGCAAGGAGATGGCTCAGATAACGCGCGAGGCCACTCATGTCGAAGAATTCAAAGAGGGGACGCCCAAGCAAGCAGGTTGACAAGGCGCGGCTACAACACATCGCATCGAACTTCTGGACCGTGGAAGAGATGGCGGATGATGTCGGTTGTGGCAAGCGAACGCTCGAGATCAAATTCTGCGCGCTCATAGAAAAGGGGAGGCGGCGCGGCAGGGCGAGCCTGAGGTCGACGCAGTTCCTTTTGGCGATGGGAAGGCCGCCGATTGCAGCGGAGTACTTGAGGCAGAAGCAGGACGAGAATGGCAGGCAGTCGGGCGACCTGGTGCTCGATCCGAACGGCAAACCAATCAAGATCAGGGATGCAGTACCGGCAATCGCGCCGAACACGACGATGCTGATCTGGCTCGGAAAGCAGCACCTTGGTCAGAGCGACAAAGTGGACTTCCCCGATGTGCCTGCGGATGGATTCTCATTCATCAAACCACCCCCAAAGGAGCCGGCGAATGAGTAACAACCGAAAAGGGAAGGTCCTCACGCTGTCCGTGCTCAATGGGGAGAAGAAGAAGGGCGGCGGCCCGAATCCTCCCGACGATGAAGCCACGGTGGAAGGAATCATCAATGACCTCATCTCCCGCAAGGGCAGCATCAGGAATCTAACGGTGGTGGTTGAGGAGGAGGACTGCTTCTACTGCATGTACAACGTGATGAGCGAGAGCAAGCGGAGCTTCCTCATTCACATCCAAGAGCACGAGTTCTTCTCAAACTTCGTTCAGATGAAACCACCCAGTGCCTAAGCTGATTCACTACGACCACTGGACTGTGCCGTTCCAGGGGGAGTTCCACTTCAGCACCGCACCAAAGGTGTACCTCTCCACTGGGTACGGTGGTGGGAAGACGTACAGCCTAGTTCAGAAGATGTTCTGGCTCATGAATCTCAATCGTGGGCTTCCGGGGGGGATGCTCGTTCCCACGCTCGCGATGTATAAGCGAGACGTCGTTCCGACCATTGAGCAGATCTGTGATGAGAATAAAATCAGGAACCGACACATCCGCGGGGAGAGAGCCTGGTTATTCCCCGACGCTAAGGCGAAGGTGTACGTCTTCCACAGCCAGGATGAGGGTCGTAGCATTCGCGGGCCCAACCTCGCATGGGGAACAGCCAATGAGGTCACTCTATGCAGTCGCGCCGCGTTCCTCGCGTTCCTGGGCCGGATTAGAGAGAAGAAGGCGCAGCTCCTCCAGCTCGCCATGTCAGGCACACCGGAGGGCTTCAACTGGACCTATGAGTATTTCGTCGAGAACCCGAGAGCCGACACACACCTAATCATCGGAGACGCGAGGCGCAACGTCTTCGTCAACTCGTCGTACTTCGACATCCTGAGCAACTCCTACGACGAGCTCATGCAGCAGCAGTACATTCTCGGCCAGTGGGTGAACCTGGTCGGCAAGCGCGCGGCTTGGATGTTCGACCGCATGAGGCACACGGACATCCAGATGCAGCAGAAGATCGTCAGGCTCCCAGGAATGCCTGTACTCGTGAGCCTTGACTTCAACGTCACGCCAATGGCTGCGACGCTTTGGAATCACGCACCAGGTAGATGGAACTACGTCACAGGCGAAGCCGTCTCTCATGAGCTGCGCGCATTCGATGAAGTGAAGATCGATAGCTCGAACACTTACGAGATGTGCGACGCACTCAAGGAGAAGCTCGGGGATGAAGACGACATCACGATCTTCCCCGACCCCGCTGGCGCTGCCCGTTCGACAAAATCACTGCACAGCGATATCCAGATCCTCAAAGAGTACGGCGGGTTTGAGAAGATCAAGTACAAGACGAAGATTTCAGTGAGAGATTGCCTCAACTCGCTGAACAACGTACTCGCCAAGGACGATATAGTGCTAAACTCAAACACATGCCGCAACACTATCGCTGACTACGAGCAGTGCGTCTTTAAGGGCAACGTCTTCGAGATCGACAAGTCGAACCTGGCTCGTACACACTGGCTCGACGGATCCAAGAACATGGTCGAGTACCTGCATCCTGCCGTCGGATACGGCAGCTTCCGAGAGGAGAGAATCCGGTGAAACTCAGAAGCGAAGACGATCTGCTCAAGAAGGAAGTCCGCATGGCAATCATCGCCGAGGTCACTGGCAATGAGAACCTCGGCCGCAAGAACGAGATGCTTCGCCGGCATGAGATCTACCGCGACAAGAATCGCAAGTGGGTGATCCACGCACTGGCCCAAGAGGGATACAAGGAGACGACACTCGCCCAGATGCAGAATCGTGCGGCTAATATCTCCGTCTGTCGCCGCATCATCAACAAGCTCGCGCGCACCTACGTTGGTGGAGTAGAGCGCAAGTGCGAGGTGGCGAGCGACCAGAAAACATTGGATCAGCTCGTAAAGGTTCTGGACTTCAACACCGCACAGAAGAAGCTCGACCGCTTCAGGCAATTATTCAAGAACGCGCTCATCTACTTCTACCCTTGCAAGAGTGCCATGGAGGTTCGCCCTGACGATGGGATGCCGCTATGGGAGATCAAAGCCAAGGCGATGGCTCCGTGGCAGTACGACGCCATCGAGGACATGGCGGATCCGACGCGTGCAATGTGCTACATCCTCACCGACTTTCCCGAGCGCGAGCAGTTCATCACGGTCAACGCGAACTATGCTCGAGGGGCGCAGGGCTATCGAGATCCTGGATTCTCCACGTCACAAGGGGATGGGAGAGATCAGATCATCGCCGACAACCCTGCCGACAAGGGAAAGGAGAAGCGGGAGTTCGTCTTCTGGTCGGCCAAGTACCATTTCACCTGCGATGATAAGGGAGAGATCATCCCGTTGAAGTCGGGGGAGAACAATCTCAATCCGATTCAGATGATGCCGTTCGCCGACGTCCACGAAGACCAGGACGGGAACTACTGGGCCGAAGGTGGGGATGACGTCATCGAGGGCTCGGTACTCATCAATAAACTGCTGACCGATGGCAACTACATCGCGTTCACCCAAGGATGGGGGCAACTCGTCATCTCCGCGCCGGAGATTCCGAAGAAGCTCCAGGGAGGACCGGACAACGCTTTCATCTTCGAAACGAAACCCGATACGCCAGAGCCGAAGGTCTACTTCGCCACCTCAAACCCGAACCTGATGCAATGGCTTGAGTCGGTCAGGATGCACCTGGCGATGCTCCTCACGACCAACGGACTCAGCCCGAGATCGGTATCAGCGAAGCTCGATGCGACCACCATCTCGTCGGGCATCGCGATGCTAATCGAGAACTCCGATGTGGATGAGGAGACGAAGGACACGCAGAGTGTTTTCCGTGCGGCTGAGCCTGTTGAATGGAGAATCGTGACGGCCTGGCAAACACTCTATGGAGAGCGCAAGCTGCTCATCAAAGATCTGGCCGAGGTTCCTCCGATGAAGGAGCCGACGAAGATCGCGCTCAAGTTCTTGCAGATCGCACCACCCATCACAGAGGGCGAGAAACTCGATGCGATGAAGAAGCGCAAGGAGATTGGCATCGCCACGACGAAGGACCTCATCAAGCTCGACAATCCAGATCTTACGGACGAGCAGGTGGATGCGAGGATGGAAGAGCTCACAGAGGAGAAGAAAGCCAATCAAGCGGAGATGGGCCTTGGTCAGGACGACAATCCGATTCAAAATCAAAATAAACAGGAGGAGCCGCCCAATGCCGAAGAAGAAGAAGATGCCTAAGAAGCCGAGGTACTAGTTGAGCCGAAAGGTCAGATTCGACTTCGATCCATTCGAGCTGACCGGCGTCGACTTGCCTGCTGGCGCTGATAAGGACGATGTCCTTGAGGAGGTCGGGCAGTATGTCGTCGAGGAAATACTCAGCTACGTCGCAAACAAGAACAGTCCAGTACAAGGACACGGAAACTTCCCTGCTCTCTCAAAGGAGTACAGAAAACGAAAGATTGAATCAGGACGACCAGGAGTGCCTGATCTCGTATTCGACGGCGACATGCTTGACGCTCTTAACCACGGCACTCGTGGTACTCAGGTACGCATCGAGGTCACCGGATCAGAGGCAGACAAAGCGGACGGGCATTGCAATCTCAGCGGCGACAGCGATCTCCCGCTTCGTCGGTTCATTCCTGACGAGGGCGAGACGTTCAAGAAGCCAATCGTTGACGGTATCGCACGAATCATCCGGTCTCATCTCTAACTTAAGGGGGAAATTATGAGTCGCTCAAGCAACAGCAGTCAGGTACGCGAGGCTCTGGTTGAGATGGCGATGGAACTTCTCCAGAAGCGGATAGAGAAGCTGAAGGCGAGGAAGTTCGTCCTCTTCCCGTGGCTGCGAATCAAGTGGCTGATGCGCAAGTGGAAAAAGGCGATGGACCTGCTCGAGGGCTGATGGCGACCGAACTCAAGGCAAGCATCAAGGGCCTGGACAAGCTCGCGAAGAAGCTCGCCCGTCTCAAGCGCCCAGTGACGCGGTCGGAGGCAGATTCAATCGGGCAATCCGCTGTTGCGACGATGAAGGAGATGATCTCGAAGGGGCTCTCTCCCATCTCGGGTCCCGACATCAGACAACGCTTCGCGCCGTACAAATGGGCATCAGCGAAGAAGTCAGAGCGCAGCGGCAAGTACCCATGGTCAAAGATGAAGCAATATCCGGGGAAGAAGGTCACTCCGGTGAATCTCAAGCTCAGTGGAGGTCAACTCGACGACCTCGCTTACGAAGTGAAGGAGCTCGCCGGGGGAGGCACGGGAGTTGAGATCGGTTACGACGACGAGCAGGCAATCAAACAGGAGAGCGGACACAGGGAAGGCGTCAATGGGCAGGCGAGTCGCCCGACGATTCCGGTACCGAAGAACGGCGAACGGTTTGCCACGAAGGTTGAGCAAGCGTACCTTCGCATCTTAAACGCGGCGATTAAGAAGATAATTGACTCTTGACAGCCGCTGGCTTCACAAACCAAAAGCAAAGGGGCATACTAAAATGGCAGACGAGAACACTCCGGGTAGCGGTGCTCCCGGTGCGCAAGGCGGTGCCGGCGCGACAGGTGGCAAGGTCGATTCGACCAATACTCAGAACCAAGGAAAGACGGTCTCGTGGGAAGATCATCAGCGCGTTCTGACCGACATGCACAAGTTCAAAACTGAACTTGCTGACGCGAAGAAGCAGATTGATGACAAAGCCAACGAGGCGCTTCAGAAGAACGGCGACTACCAAAAGCTGTACGATCAGGAGAAGGCCAAAGTGGCTGACCTGACGAAGCAGCTCAAGGATGTCATCGCATTCAACGCCAACACTCATCGTCTCAACGAGGTGAAGGCGGCGGCTGCGACGGCCGGTCTTCGGAAGGAAGCCGTCAAGGATCTCGAGCTTCTTGATCTCAGCGCACTACCCGTCGAGTTGACGAGCCGTAACCGGTACATCGTCGAAGGCGTCGGGAGTTTCGTGGATGGTCTGAAGGTCGACAAGCCCCACTGGTTCCAGAACTTGAATGCGCCGGCTGTGAATACGGGGGGCGGTGCCCCTCCTCCTCCAACCGGCAAAATCACGGCTGCGGATGTGGCTCAGGCGGAGATCGATGCCCGAAAGGGAAAGATCACCAAGGCTGAGTATCATGCGAAACATGAGGCCTACGTCAAGCAGTCGAAGGCTTCTTAACCACTAACCGGAGGCTTAAATGGCCGACCAATTCATGACCGCGGGGGTGGAACTCGACGCGCTCAAACCTGAGGTTTGGAGTGCGCTGTTCTACCCGACCCTGTTGGAGGCCCTGCCCTTCAACGATTCCATTGCTCGCCAATACGAAGGGGAGATCCGAGCGTTGGGGAACATCGTGAACATCACGAGCTTCCCTCAGTTCGGTCAAGCCCAGACGGTATTGGAAGGCCAGAAAGTCGACGCGAACAGCATCACGGCGGCCAGCTCGCAACTGACCATCAACAAGATGATCGTCCAGGATTTCATCATCACGGACGTCGCGCAGATCCAAACGCTCGACGCCGCGAATGCGATCCGCGATCTCGCGTTCTTCAGCATCATGAAGCGGATGCAGACGGAGATCATCGGAGCGATTGTCCCGTCGGCCGCGGCACCGGATCACAGCATCGCCTATGACTCGGGCACCACGTTGGCGCTCGCCGATATCCTCGAAGCCAAGGAGCTTCTGGATGACGCCGATGTGCCCGACGATGGCACCCGGAACATGATTCTGGGCTCGGCGCAGTGGAACGACATCTTCAACATCACCGGCTTGACGAGCCGCGACTTCATCAACGGGAATCCGTTGGAGTCCGGTTCATTGCCCGCGAGAGTCCTCGGGTTCATCCCGAAGATGACCACGGAAGCCGGGAGCGTGTCGTACTTCTTCCACCCGATCTTCCAGCAGCTCGCTGTGCAGATGGGGTTGACCACGAAGTTGTTCGACATGGGAGTGAGTGGCTATCGGTCGGTGCGCGTGAACAGCACCGTGCTGATGGGCCACCTCCAGGTGTCCAATCTTCGAGTCGTGACCATCGGGTGACGACCGGCTAGTTTGAAGCCCCCGGGGGAGACCTCGGGGGCTGGGACTAGAAAAAGAAACTCAGAGGAGATCGAGATGAAACCTTTCAAGACTCTGTTCCTGGCCCTGGTCGTCGCAATGGCGGCGATTCTGGGGATCATGGTGCTGCCGACCGTAGGCGATGCCGCGATCTCCTCGGCTGTCCCGTCTCTCGCAACTAAGGTGAAGTTCCAGCAGGTGGTTTACGTCGGAGGCACCACGGTCGGACGCGGTGACAAGACCGGCGTCGACCGAGGGAATGCCCTTCCCTTCGCCGACCAGGATCTCTGGCGCATTCCGGCCAACGTGGTCATCGAGAAAGTCTACGTCGTCATCGATACGGCGGTGACCGGGACGACGGACATTGACATCGGTGATGACGACGATGCGGATGGCTTCGTCGACGGATCTCTGTCGCTGACCCTTGGAACTCCGGGAATGTACGGATGGGATGTGAAGAACGCCGGTGCGTATCTGCGCATCCAAACCGCTGGTGCCACGGATGCCGCCGATATCTACGTCGTGCCCAACGCGAAGCATTACTCCGCAAGCGGCAAGGAAGTGAAGATGGACATCACCACGGCCAACACCGCTGGTGAGTTGCGAGTCTTCATCGAGGGCTACAGCCTCGGCGCGAATAGCGTGACGTTCTGATTCTTCGTGTGTCCATGGGGCTCCTGGATTCATGGTAACTGAGTTCCAGGAGCCCCACTCCTCACCGGGGGCCAGATGAGTCTGTTGCTCCGAAACATCACGCGCACAGCTAAGAACTCGACTGAAACCACGCTCGAGACGAAAGAAGCCAACTCGGACACGTTGGCGTTCGCTCTCCTCACGACCGATGCGTTCTATATCGGGAGCAGAGACAAGTTCGCCGCCAGGTACTTCCACCTCAGCACACTGAACACGAACACAGGCACTCTGGCTGTGACATACTGGAACGGGACGTCATTCGCCGCAGTGACCGATCTCGTAGATCAGACGAAGCACTTCACCCGCAATGGGTTCCTTTCCTGGGTGAACGCAACGGATTGGCAGAAGTCGGAGATCACCGGAGTCGACGAGGAGCTCTACTGGATTCGCGTCAAGGTGAGCACCAATCTCAGCGCTGGGACCATTCTCCAGGCCGTGCTCAACCTGTTCTGCGACGACACGCTAGTAAAGAAATACTACCCGGACCTAATCAATGACACGCGGTACCTGCCCGACAGCCGCACCGATTTCCTCGAGCAGTACGAGGCGGCCCGAGATCTCGTCGCCCTGCGCCTAAAACAGGACAAGATCATCGATGACATCAGTCAGATCATTGACCCCAATGAGGTCTGCGTTGCCGCGGTTCACGCGTTCGCGCACATCCTCCTGCAACCGATAACGAACCCGGAGGAGGATACTCGGGCGCGCGATTCTGAGCGGGCGATGAACCACGAGCTGAACCGAGTGCGCCTCAGCCTCGACTTGGACAAGTCAGGAATCATCGAGGACACCGAACGGAACTACGCCGACGTATTCATTCCAAGGGGTGGGTTCTAGATGGCGGCCATCGTCACCGACATCAGAGCGGCGATCCTCGCGCAGCAAGCAACGACACTCGGTGGGACGTATCAGCGCATCCCATACGTCTTCAACGTCGAACGCATGGACATCAGGACCGCACGACTCGGCTACGGGTGCAGGGCGCTCGGTGGTGTTCCTCCAGACGTGCAGATGAATCGCACGTTCACCATCGATCAAGGCTTTGAGATGGTCTTCACCGACACCTTTGCGAAGGACGTGAAGGATCTGGACAAGGAAACCGCGATTGACACCATGTTCAACAAAGCAGACGAGGTGATGAAAGCCATCGTCAACACCAAGCTCGGCCTCTCTGCGACCGTTCTTTTCGTCGGAGCGCCAACATACGCGGAGCCGGAATTAGTAAGGGCCGCCAAAGTGGTGGTACTTAGGGTACAGTTTATTGTGAAGTACAGGACCGCACTGTCCTGACTTTGAAAGGGGAATCCAATGGCCACGGGACTTGTCAGGAACAACAGCATCTTCGCGCTGAAAGAGGAGTCGACCGAGGGCACATACGCTCCACCGGCAGCGACGACGGACTACCTGCAAGCTCTCGAAGGGTTCTCTTTCAAACCTTCGCGGGAAGTTTTGGATCGCTCAATCATCACGGCCTCCCCGGGAAGGGAAGCGCCGAAGATGGGCGTCAAGGCTTCTCAGGCGTCGATCCCAGTCGAGTTCCGGGGCTCTGGTGTCGAGGGTGGCGACGTCGACTTCTCCCTGCTCCTGAAGGGCGCGCTCGGTACATCGCGCAGCGCATCCACGACGACCACCACGAAAGCAGTGGGCAATACGTCGACGGTCCTGCAGATCGAGGATGCGGACATCTCGAAGTTCGCGGTCGGCGACATGGTGGTGGTTAAGAAATCCGGGCAATACGAGATGCGCCCGATTTCCGCGGTGGACACGACCATCGGCGCCGCGACCATCACATTCCCCTTCGCACTCGACGGAGGCGCCCCTGGTGCCAGCGTCGTGGTGTCGAAGTTCCTGACCTATCTAACGGCGGCCGTTGGACATCCGCATATGAGCCTCTCGGCTTACTGGGCGAATGAGATTCGCGACTCGCTCATCGGTGGTATGGTCACGTCCATGGCTTTGGAGAACTGGGCGCCTGGCAAGCTCGCGAACTGGAGCTTCGGTCTCGAAGGTTTGAGCTTCGACCGCATCGATGGGGCGGCTCCTCACACGCCGGCCTACGACACCGGAACGCCTCCGGTGATCTTAAACGCCTGTGTGTGGCGCGATGGGTTGGATACTCGTGTCAGTCAGCTCGGCGTGAATGTCAGCAACGTGCTCGGGTTCCTGACCGATAGCTGTTCGTCGAATGGACGACGGGCGGCTCGCGTGAAGGAACGCGAGATCAGCGGCTCGTTCAATCCCTACATGGACGATGCCGACGTGGATCACTTCACCGATTGGGTTGCTGGGACGCAGTTCTCTCTGTTCGCGTACGCTTACAATCCATCGGCAGTTGCGGGTCAGGGAGAGATGGGATCCTTTGTCGGCATCTGGCTTCCTCAGTGCGTGGCGATTGACTTCGCTCCGAACGAAGCCGACGGTATCATGGTCAATGACATTGGCTTCCGAGCCACCAGGGGATCCAACGGCACGCAAGAGGAGATGTACCTGGGGCTCGTCTAAGGAGGACACCCCAAGTGGTCATCTACCGTCTAACAGATCGCATCCCGGTGAAGATCGGGCCGGTGACGTTTCACCTATCCCCACTCTCCCACTATCAGAAGGCAGCCCTTCTTGACTTCCGCCGACAGATGAAGGGTGAGGAGATCGTCGAGATGTTCAAGCTCACGGAGCGTGTGCTCGCGTGCAGCATCAAGAAAGTCGACGGCCTGACTCTCACCGATGGAACCGACTACGAGCTCAGCTTCGACCAGAACGGAGAGCTGACGTCGGATTGCGTCGGGGAGCTGATGCAGTTGGACAGTAGTGACAAGTTGATTGAGGTGGCTCAGAAGTTCGCCTTCCAAGGCATCGCTGACCTTGGATTGGATGGGGTGGAGATCGACCTCGGTCCAGTTGCAGGTGTGGAAAAAAAATCATCGGCCCAGCGGTCGGCGCGGTCAGCTCGGTAATCCGAGACGCGGCTCTGGGCCTGTCTCAGTTGTCGAATCGAGAATGGGTGGAATTGAGAGCCACCCTACACGCGGCAGAGAATCAGGACCTCATCTGTGAGAACTGTCTGACTAGATACGGGCCCAACGTCGATGCTGGGGTGAAGATGAGGGCATCGAGGGGCTGCGAAGTACCAAGCACAGAGGTGGTCTTCAAGTTGGATGAGGACAGGCTCAAGTTCAGGCGATGCGTCGGGAACTTCGTCTCGCACCAGATCTTCAAGTGGGTGATGGTCAGCGACAAGTTCCATCAGGGCGTGATGCCTTTCGACGGAGCGCTGATGGCTCAACCGGCCAAGGCGGTCGAGTTGTTCACGGCTATCGAGGTTTGGAGGCAAGAGGTACAGTCGAAGAAGATGAAGGAGCATCAGGCCAAGATGGCCAGGAGAGCAATGGGTGGCAGAAAACCGGGTCATAATTGATTTCAGCGTCACCGGAAACGGTGAGGTTCAGATCAATAAGGTCGGCAAGGCCGTCGAGGACCTTGGTGAGAACGGCCAGAAGAGCCTTGGCAAGCTCTCCGGTGCCTTCAACGTATTCGCTGGCACCCTCGCTTCGGACGTCGTCCTGGGGGCATTCAACAAGCTCGCAGGGGCAGCCAGGGCGCTATTCGATCTTTTCGTCGTCGACGGCATCAAGGCCGCGGTAGAGCAGCAGGATGCGCTGAATCGACTCGGCACGGCGATGGAGATCGCTGGGCAGGCCTCCGAGGGCGCACTCGACGCATTCGACGCGTTCGCGTCAGAGATCCAGGCCACCACGAAGTTCACGGATGACGCGGTCATCAGTGCCGGTGCTCTCATCGAATCTCTGACGCAGTTAGATGAGGAGGGCCTGGAGCGGGCAACGCGCGCCTCCATCGATCTCGCCGCGGCTCTCGGGAAGGACCTCGACACTGCAAGTCAATTGGTTGCGAAAGCACTCGAGGGCAACACCGCGGCGTTGGCCAAGTTCGGTATCAGGGTAGAGGAGGGGAAGACCAAGGCCGAAACCTTCGAGAATGTCCTGTCGAAACTCGAAGCGCGGTTCGGCGGAACGGCACAGCAGCAGATCAATACCTATAGCGGTGCGATTGCCGTCCTCGAGCATAACTTCGGTGAGATCGGCGAGTCGGTCGGCAACGCCATCATCACCAATCAGAGTCTTGTCAATGTCCTCAAAGCGGCGAACGACATCATCACCAGCGTCAACGAATCGGTGAAGGACCAGAAGGGCGGGATGCAATCTCTCGTCTCAGACGGGATTCTGCTCCTACTCGATTCAATGTCGGTTCTCGTCACGGTTTCTCAACTCGTCGTGGATGGATTCCTGCGCATCAAAGCCACTGCCATCGGCTTGCAGGGCGACATCTCCACCGTCACCAACATTCTCACCCTCGGTCTGACCGATGCCGGGAAGCGTGCTGAGGAGAGTTCGGCGAAGTTCAAGGAGATCAAGAAGAGCATCGAGGAACTTGAGGCAGGCAATGGACTGCTCGGCAAGATCCAAGACAGCTTGCAGAAACTCAGAGATGCCGCTGCGGCCGGAGTCGGCGCAATCGCCGACAACGGGACAAGGGCCACCAATTCGCTCAAAGGGGCTGCTGAGGGCGCTGAGGAACTATCTAAAGCTCAACTGAAACTCATTGAACAGGGAGTTCAGCTAGCTCAACAAGGGGTAGATAAAGACCCGGCAGAGAAGTACCAACGTGAAGTCGAGGCGCTCAACGCAGCACTTGAAGCGAACAAGATCTCTCTCATGGAGTACGAGCTGGCACGACTCCAGTTTGAACAAGAGGCAAACGAGAAACTTCTTGAAGGCCAAGTCCAGCTCGCTGACCAACTCATCGCAGAGAATCAGAGAGCAGCTCAGCAATTCAGTTTCACGAACGCCGAAACAATTCGAGAGAATGATGAGAAGCTCAAGACGATTCTTGAGAACGAAGGGCTCAGCGCAAAGCAGCGCGCCAAGATCGAGCGAGGCATCGCAGAGAACTCGAAGCAGATCGAAGCTGAGCGCGGACGCGCCATCATGTCCAGCCTGGACAACCTGGCGAGCTTTCAGAACGCGAAGTCCAAGGAGATCGCTGCCGTCGGAAAAGCGGCGGCCATCATTCGTGCGACGATTGACACGTATCAGGGCGCATCTGCGGCGGCATCGGCTTTGGCCGGCATCCCCATCGTAGGGCCAGTCCTCGCAGCAGCAGCGGCAGCCACTTTCATCGCGGCCGGCTTGGCCCGAGTCGCACAGATCTCCGGCGTGCAACTAGCTGAAGGTATCACGTCGGTCCCGGCAGGATTTCCCAATGACACGTTTCAGGCTCGGTTGTCCTCAGGTGAACGAGTGGTTGACGCGGGGACAAACGAGGATCTTAAGCTCATGACCGCGACGTTCCCGATGGTCGTCTCCCTACTTGGAGGAATCCTAGGTCGATTGAGCACACTCGAGACCAAGACGACGGTGAACATCGGGACGAGGACATTGGTCGAAGAGGTTCGCAGCGGCATCCAAGCCGGGAGGACTCTCGATGTCTGAGTTCAGAATCGGCGACTACAACTACGTCTTCGATTCAACGGTCGGGCTCACGCCGTCGAGTGTGGATCCAGAATTCCCAGTTTCCAACCTCAGGAACTACCTGACGTCGAAAGTGATGCGAACGCACCCGCTCGGCACTTTCGTCATTGATACCACTAACAACAAACTCGACTTCAACATCGGTGGCGGTCCTGTGGTGGCCACGCTCACCGCTGGAACCTACACGGCAACGACTCTGACAGCAGAGATCGTCACGCGCATGAATGCTGCGGCAGCCGGGACGTACACCTGCGCATTCTCGACGAGCACCGGAAAGTGGACGATCACCAAGTCAGCCGGAACCCTGAGCCTTCTCTGGGCAACCGGCGCGAACACGGCGAGCGGAGTTCACTCAACCATCGGATTCCCGTCGAGCTCCGACTATACCGGAGCTTTGGCCTATACCGGATCCTTCATCGCACTCCATACGGAGGAGAGCGTCATCATCGATCTGCGAACTAACGAGAGCATCGATAGTTTCGCGATGATCTTCGATAAGATGGTCGGCTCACAGTTCACTGCCGAGGCCGTCCTCAAGCTGCAAGCCAACGCGACGAACGCGTGGACGACCCCAGCCGTCGACGTCACGTTATCGTTCGACACGGACTACGATCTCTACACGCACTTCTTCTCGTCGGCTCAGAGCTATCGATACTGGCGCTTGAAGATGGTCGACCCGAAGAACCCGAACCTGTTCCTCGAAATTCCGAAGTTGTTCCTGACCTATGCGACGCAATTGACGCAGGTGCCTCAACTCGGCTTTGCCATGGTCACTCGAGATCGAAGTGAGCAGCAATCGACTCCATACGGACATCGATACAGTGATGTATACCCAAATCTCCGTGGCATCGATTTCAAGTACGCCATCATGGGCAAGGACGATCTCAAGACTCTGGAGGACATCTACGAGCGCGTCGGAAGCGTCGCACCAGTATTCATGGCGCTGGATCCAACAGCGACTCTGTTCGACAAGGACCGATTCTTCCTCTACGGGTACCTCAAGAACACGTTGGGAAGGGAGCACGTCTTCAACGAATACTTCAACACCGGTCTCATGTTGGAGGAGGCGCTGTGAGTCAGCTTGTCGTGTTTGAATTGGGTCTCACCGGATTGTTCGGCAATACCGAACTGCGGCAACTCATCACGATTGGCGACGACGACCTCGACGTGTACGCAATCCGTCCGCATCTCTACAAGCACCTCGCTCCTGCGGGGAGCGTGCTCATGCAGATCCAGGATGCGAATCAGAAGAAGATCAAGAACACCGACACCATTGCTCTGTCCGCCATCGCATCGGGTGCTGGCTCGGAATCCTTCTACCACGGATATGTTCGATTCCTAATCGACATCCGGCTGCGTCGGAACACGCAATACTATCTGTCGCTCCAGAGTACGGGTTACACTTACGGAGCAGGCGCTTTCGTTGGTTGGTGCAATGACTTCAGCCTGAGGAAGGCTCAACCAGATTCGTATGTCGCCACATCGAATGGGGTCAGCGCGCCTCTCGATTTTGAGATATGGGGACGTAGGCAAGTCATCAAGGGGGTCTATCCATGAGGGTCTTAGATTTTAACGATGGGTTCACCACCTCGTCGTCTCCAACCGCTGGATCGGTAGCCCAGAATTCACTCGCTGTCTACCTGACCGACGCGGCTTACGTTGCCGGCAAAGGGAGCGCGGCCGCCAATGGAGACGCCTACTACAACTCAACTGAGCACGCGGTGCGCGTCTATCAGAACGGCGCCTGGCATTTCGTCAAAACAGGAGTCGTGCTCTCCTACGCGAGCGATGCCGCCTATGTCACTGGCAAGGGCTCTGCCGCCGCGAACGGGGACCTGTACTACAGCTCCACCGAAAGCTCCCTGAAGATCTACCGCGGCGGTGACTGGCACTTCATGAATGTCGGTCAACTTGTCTCCTACGCGACGCAGGCCGCGTTCCTCGCCGGCAAACGGAGCGGCGGTGTCGCGCAAGAAGGCGACACGTTTTACGACAGCACGTACAAGACTCCGATGGCTTACTTGGACGCAGCATGGCGGGCGCTGTGGACTCCGATCAGCGCGACTCAAAACCGGATCATTAACGGTTCGATGGCAATCTGGCAGAGAAATACTTCTTTCGCAGCGGCAGCGAACAACTCATATAGCGCCGATAGGTTCAGATACAAGAACGTGGCATCGACCGCCATTCACACGATCTCTCGAAGCACTGACGTACCAACCCTGGCAGAGAGCGGATTCGAGAGCAGCTATAGCATGCTCATCGATTGCACGACGGCAGATGTCGCAGTTGGCGCTAACGACCGAGTTGCCATCTTCCATCAGATGGAGGGTTACGATTGGGCACAGTTGAAGAATCGAACTGTCACACTATCGTTCTGGGTTAAGGCGACGAAGACCGGAATCTACTGCGTCGCATTCCAAAACAATGGCAATGATAGAAGTTACGTCGCTGAGTACACGATCAACGTCGCGAACACTTGGGAGAAGAAGATCATCACCGTAACCCTGAATCCTACGGGCGGAACGGACGGAAACTTCCGAGAGAGCGTCGGGCTTGAGATCCTATTCACGCTGATGGCTGGACCCAACTACCACACGACAGGGAATGCTTGGCAGACCGGCAATTTCTTAGCGACTGCGAATCAAGTCAACGGCGCAGACAGTGCCGCGAATGACTTCAGAATCACGCAGATCATGCTGAACGTCGGTCCTGTCGCGCAACCATTCGCTTACGCGGGGGGTGCTGCCTCAAGAGAGTACGACATGGCTGAGCGGTACTATGAGAAGAGTTACAACTTGAACACCTTCGCCGGTTCCGCTGCCCCGACAGATCATGGCAACCCATGCTCTCTCATTGATACGACGCGAATCTTCACATCCACGTTCAAGTTCAGGCAGAGGAAACGAGCAGCTCCGACCGTAGCCTACTATGACAACGCCGGGACACTCGGAATAGCAATTCGTCAACCTGGGACGACCGAGAACATTGCTGCAGCAAGCACCACGTCAACTTCAAGAGAAGATCGGTTTGCTATCAATACTGTCAGCGCCGCTGTCAGTGCCGCCTTCGGTGGAACGGCGTACCACTTCTGGTGTGAATGGATTGCAGATGCGGAGTACTAAATGAAGAAACTAATCAATGTCGATACCGGTGAAGTCCTCACTCTCTCCGACGAGGATAAACAGTTTGGTGGTGAATGGGGGCGGCTTCAGAATGAGAAGAAGGCCGTCTTCGTCGACGTCCCAGATGGTGAGCACCCGGATGATTGCGATGTAGTTCTCGGACCGATTCCGATTCTCACGGTCAATGCGCAGAAGAAGGCCGATAGGCTCGCCGTGAAGAAAGACGACGATGACAGAATCATTCTCATCAAGAGTGTGAAGTCGGCTAGTTCGGTGGACGAACTGAAAGAAGTTCTCATTGCTCTGATTGAGCATATGTTTGGCGAAATCAAATAGGGTGAGATGGACACCTTCCAAGAATTCCAAGCTGCGGCGGCCTCAGAGAAGGTCGCTCTCGTCATCCTCGAAGCGAGCAAGAGGGTCGTGGGTTGGTCGTTGCATTCCGGGTCTGTCTACAAGCTCGAGGATTTTGAACATCACGTCATCGTATCGATTGAGGATAGCGGGGTTGCTCTCACCTCGGCCGCATCCACCACATTAGCCGCCGGGCAGTTCTACCTCGACAGAGACGCCTCGATTCTCTACTTGAGGACCTCCGACTCGGTGAATCCGAACTCGAAGTTCATCGCCTGTCAGTTCAGGAACTACTTCTCGAACGTAGCGGTGAACGCGCCGAATGATCTATCGACCGGTTTCTCCGTTGAATGGCGACCGATGCTGCTCCAGACGTCTGAGTTCGGAGTGGAGGTCGACAACAAGAACCTCGTCGGATTCGCGATTGAGGGCAGCGGTAGAGTTGTACTGGTGAATGACCAGGGGTACTGGAAGCCTAGGTTCGATAAATGGACATTCGAGAATCAGCGATGTTTCATCTATTCGTGGAACCGTGATCTGCCTATCACCGAGGCGAAGTTGATCTATCGTGGTCGAGTTCAGACGAAAGCGTATGACACGAAGAAGATCTCCTTCTCGTTGAAAGACCTCATCAATGAGCTTCGGGCTCCAGTGCCATTGACGGATCTCGTCGAGTACCCGAGCGTTCTCATCCCGCCGAACCTAGAGACAGCCAAGCAACGGCTGATGTACGGCCTAGTGAAAGGCAATCGCCCGACTAACATCGATCAGGTGCTACCGCTCACCGGATACTTACTCACCGGGACAGCATCGGTAACGAACGGAAGCACAATCGTAACCGGCACCGGCACCTCATTCCTAGCTCAGTTCAGTCCTGGCGATGAACTCCGTCTGTCTGATGACGAAGATAAGTGGGCTGTCGGCACGGTAGATTCAGACTCGCAGATCACACTGACAGAAGAATACGAAGGGCAGACTGGAAGTGGGAAAACGATCTACATATTCCCAGGACACGCCAAGCGGTACCTGAACAGGATCCTCCTTGTCGCAGGACATGCTCTGCGGGAGCCGACCGCTACCATAGTCAATGCGATGAGCACGACCTTGTTCACCGTTGATGATGCGACGGATATTGAAGCGGGTGGCTCAATCTTTCTTAACGGACAAATGTCCCTCATCTCTCGAGTGAGCGGGAATACAATCAAGTTGGTCACAGGCCCATCGTCGATCCCTACGGTCGGCAACTCAATCACAAGGCTGAGCATCGCGAACGTGTATCTGAATAACAGACTGCTCCAGTACAGCCGGGACTACGTGTACTCTGCTTCTCTGGCGAAGATCACCATCGATCCGCTCGCCGAATTCAATGTCGCACCAGTGAGGTCTATAACTGGGACTGTTGGCTTCGTCAGCACCAGCAGGTTGGTTTCGGGAACCGGGACATTCTTCAAGAAGGAGGTTTCTCCTGGCGACTGGATCAAACGAAACAATCAAAGCGCTTGGTATGAGGTTCTGTCCATCGAATCGGACACCGCACTCACGTTGAGGACCGCCAGCGCCTATACATCGTCAGGTGCCGCGGATCAGAAGATCCCCGAAGTTCACGATGGAGATTCAGTCGTGCTTAGCTGCGACGTGCTTGGCGCAACAGACGATGGGACGCCTACCGGTGTCTTCCTGAAGACCGCCTCGCAGATAGTTTCGGACCTTCTCGACAGAGCTGGGCTCGGCGACATGATCGATACAGATGCTTTCGATGAAGCAGAAGACATGAGCGCGCATCAGATCGGAGTTCCTATCCCAGAACGATTCGATGACACGAAGCCGCCGTCTCTTCGCGACGTCATCAATAAGATCAACCAGAGCGTGCTTGGCTCACTCTATCAGAACGAGGATTTCGAATTCGGCTACAGCATTCTTTCACCGAAGAGAGAAACTACCGACGTGCTCAGGTTGCGGGAAAGTGATGTTCTCAATTTCAAAGTTGAATCAGACAGCACGCGTATCACGAAGACGACGAGAATCAGGCACACGCTGAAGGAATTCGATCCGGCCTCCTTGGATCGACAATTGTCCGAGGTGGTCAAAACGTCGGATCAAGCGCAGTACCTCGCGAAGTCGACCAAGGAACAGATCATCGAAACGTATCTGACCGACACGGACGATGCGCAGTATCTGTGCAACAGATGGGAATTCCTACTCGCGCAAGCTTCAGCGGTCGTCACAATCGATACGAAACTACAAGCAGCCAGAGTTGCGGTGCATGACCGAGTCGAGTTGCAGCATGAGAAAATCTACGAGCGGATTGGTTCTGCAATCAATCGAAAGGTCAGCGGTGTTCAGGCTTCCAGGAAGAGTTCATCGAATGCGAATCTTGAGCTTGACGATCTATCGAACGCCTTTTCTCGATGTGCCGTTATCACTGAAGATGATGCGGAAGACTTCGATGCGGCTGACGACGAGGAGAAGATGTATAACGGATATATTACTGATGACTATGGAATGCAGGACAACAATCCCGATAGCTTCGGGAGCAACCTGATTTGGTGATGCGATGAGCTACGTTCCAATCACATCAGCAGAAACCGAGAGCGGGAAACCTGTAACTCAGGAGCTATTCGGCAAGGTTCGGGATGACATCGCAGATCATGAGTCCCGCATTTTGACGCTGGAAGGATCGCTCCAACAGTTTCAGCCGATGAAATGGCTCCTTCGTGGTGCGTTCTCTCTCGGAGTCCCATTGTTCGGAGTTGAATATCTTCGACTGTTCAGCAACGTCAATCTCACCGGAGCCGTGCTTCTCGTTCCTCTCGCTGGATCAGCGAGGCTATGGGACGTAGATGTTCAATTGAAACGTGGAGTAGGGGCCTTCTCATCGATCTTCTCGACGAGACCATCCGTTGACTTCAGCGCCGGGGACTACTCCATCAGCACCAATGCCGTGCTGACGACTATTGCGCTTCTCTCCGGTGACATCCTGAGAATTGACGTGCAGGACGGACAAACGGACAGTGAGGAGTGCACACTGTACTTACCATTCGAGGCAGCATGATTAAATTTATCAGCTATGCCATTGGCATCCTCACCTCATTAATCATCGTTTCAGTGTTGTCGGCCGGCATCAGGATGCCGATGCCTTTTGATTTTGAACCGATACCGCTTGCGTTTGGAGCTGCACGATTCACTAAATATAAGATTAGTACGCTGGACAGTGGTTCATTCACTACAAGTAGTACCAGTTATGTTGACGCTACCAATGTCACTGTCACGATGATCAGTACTGGTCGACCAGTGATGATCGGTCACATACCCGGTGATGGGCTCTGCCACTTCACGATTGCATCGAGTTCGGCGGGTCCCCCCGTTTTACAGGTGAAGTTGATTCGAGACGTCACAGATCTTGGCAGCTTTAACAGCGGCGGCGATACCACAACCGATGTTGAACCTTTTACTCCGTGCTCTGCGATCTCGTTCCTAGATACCGCAGCGAGCGCTGGTTCACATACATGGAAGACACAGGTTCGAGGAAGCGCAGGAACATTCGTTGTCGGAGTTCAAGAGGCAAGGATTTATGTCTACGAACTTCCGTAGGATTTCTAAAACAGTAAAAGGAGAGAAACAATGGGCGGTCAATTCGGAGTCGAGCAAACCAAGAAGGGTCTGGACCTCGTGTTCGCAGCAGTTGCCGCGGTACAGGCGGCAAAGGCCGATGGACAGATCAATCTGTCTGATGCGCAGTACCTCGTTCCTGTGCTTCTCGCGGCAGGCCCTGCGCTTGCCGACGTGAAGATGTATCCGAAGGAATTGGGAGAGATGGATGAGAAGGATGGCGCCGAGCTACTCGCGTATGCCGCCGTTCGATTGCCGGGCCTTGTCGGAGTAGACCTCGCCGTGAAAGTGAATGCGGCGCTGAAGGTCCTCGTCGCGGCAGCCGAACTTGTTGGTGCGTTGAAAGGACACCCGGTCCTGATGCAGGTCCCCGCCGTCGGGTGATTTCATGGGCATGAAGGTTCGCGAGGCCGCTGTGACGAAGGTCTTCCTTCATTGCAGTGCCTCGCCGAACCCATCCCAGGACATCGAGGACATCAGACGGATCCACGTCAAGGAACGCGGGTGGAATGACGTCGGGTACAATTGGTTCATCAAGCAGGACGGGACCATTCAACAGGGAAGAGATGAGAGGTTCGTTCCCGCGGCCGTCGAGCACTTCAATCAGGAGAGCATCCACATCTGCCTCGCTGGTTTCGACAATTTCAAACCGCCGCAATTCGAGAGCCTCCATTCGCTGCTGAAGATCAAACGAGCGCAGTACCCATATGCTACGCTTCATGGGCATAGGGAATTCGACAAGCGAGGGAAGACATGCCCAAACTTCGATTACTCCGAACTCGTCAGATGGTGGAACGAATTGGCCCCTGCCTACTTACAGCGGGAGTTGGGGCGCTCCTGACCTCATGCGGGGTCTTCGGTGGGGCGAAAGTCAGATATGATGCCGCGCCATCCCCAGTAAATAACAACTTCCACACCGTGCTGATGGAGACGACCTGCGGCGGTCGTTCACAACTCGGGTACGGGCAATCAGCCTGTTCCTTGGCTGCCGGCGAGCCTTACAACGGTGAGCTGATTCTCCACACTCCTCTCCCTGGGGCGATTCGGTTGATTGGGAGACTCTGCGGGGTCGACTCAGCGAAATACCACAACGACGTGGAGGGGAGTTTCCGCATCCCGATTGCCGAGCTCCTCGACAAGGTCCCAGAGTCGGTGACGTCGTGTGTCGTCGAGGTTTTCGTGAATTGGGACCTCGTGAAAGGGATGACTTCCGACTATCCGCTGGATGGGATGATAGGCAGGTTCTACTACCGCAGGAGACTCGAGGGCAGAACGACTGCCTCCATGACCTGGGGACCTTCGCCTGCCCTTGTAGGAACGATGCAAGGCGTCGGGTTCGGCCAGTTCAGATCGGTTGCTCGGGGTGGGTTCCCTGTATCTGAGCCTCTTGAGTTGGTCATCAAAACTTCCAAGCCGGTTCTGGAAGGGACGTACCGTCTCTTCGGGTGTGGCGCCGGGGTCGAGCTTGGGACGTTCTCGGGCGACACCATAAGGCTCTCCAGGGAAGCGCTGATAGGCCCTCTGCCTGGCGTCGGCGGCTGCATGATGTTCGGCTATGCGATGGGGAAGACGGCGCAAGGAGAGGCCATCCACGACGATCTGGTGCTGGGCGTGGAGGTATTCGGAAAGAACGTGATGAGGCTCGCCGGAAGCGTCGCGTTGAAAGATGGGAAAGTCTGCTACACCGCGGAGTCGTCGGTGAGCGTGACGATCTTGAATCACGGCACGACGAATCAACTGAGCACGAAACTCGAGGATTGTTTCAAGATGCCCGCCGATGGGAAGGCCCGCCTCGGGTTCTTCACCCACAAGGGGAGGTCGGTGTACGCGGTCATTGAGGGCGGGGTAGTGGAGTACGTGCAGTGATGCCGTGGTGGATGTACATCACGTTGCCGTTTGTGGTCGTCTATGACGTCTTGAAGCAGGCAGTCCTCAAACTGAAAGAATTGGTGAAAGCATGGCTTGGCTGACTTCGATTCTCGGTCTCGTCGGGGGAGGATGGGGATCTGCGGTAGCGATCCTGGCGCTCATCGGTGCGGCCGTCTATTTCATGCGGCTGTGGAACAAGGCGAAGCAGGACAAGGCGGGAAAGGACACGAAGGACAAAGCGGTCGAGGACCACGCGAAGATCATCGATAAGAACGATGCGGCGAGCGCACAGATCAAGAAGGACGACGCAGCTAACGAAGAAGCAATCAAGAAGAAGCCTTAAGCTCCTTCACCTCGTCACTCAGCTCCTCAACTCGAATCGTCAGCTTCTGCAATTCAAACAGGAACCCTTGGGTCAATTTCGTCTGCTCGGTGATGTGGTCGGCCACGGCCTCGAGTGCCTTGGAGATGAGCTTGAGGTCGACCTCCAGTTGCGGGCTGAGAACGGCCTGCTGAGATCCCTTGAGATCCTGAATCAATCGACGGATGAAAGCGAACAGCTCACGAAGTCCCCAGATTGAGACGACCAGCACAGTCGCCTGCGGGCTTAGGTTGTGCAGCCAAGTAGGAAGAGAGTCCATGGATTCTCATCTCCTTTTCGAGGAATTCAACGGCGTGGCCCAATGATTTTACCTCAGCCCATGGAATGCCGTGAATCTTACAGTGGTCCCGGAACTCGATCTGCTCCTCGCTGAGACGACCACCTTTCGGTCGCTTCAATTCCATCCACCCACTGGTGCCGCGCGCCATGAGGTAGATGTCAGGGATCCCTGTGTTGAGCGCCTTCGCACGGCGCCCCCCGTAGAATCTCGCCCCGCTGTGGATGCGTCGGAAGACGAGATGCCCGACCGATTGGAGCAGGTCGAGGAGAGCAACAACCTCGGCCTGTATCTGCTTCTCCGTTACTGGCAACTGCATCTTGTATGTTCCTTTTTCTGAGGCTAGAACGAGAACGAATGGAGGATACAACGATGTCTGAAGAACGGCGAATGGTCGTACACATCACAGTTTCTAGGGTCCTTACCTTAATCTCAGCATGCCTAATCTCATGGTTCGCATGGTTTGGGCACCAACGAATGAGGGCTCTCGAAGTAGCGGCATCACGTTGGTCTAATGCGGAGTCGTTCCTGGTTGAGTACCTATCAACTGGTACCGTGAAGATAGCCGTGAATCACTTGGGCAAGTGCATCTCAGTCGAGATCGAAGCAGATCGAATCAACCGCAAGCCGTGTCCCTCAAACCAAGAACTCAGAACGCCCAAGCCGGGATCGCGTAGTTCGTCCCATTGATGTTCAAGGTCAGATAGACCGCCGGGTTTCCAGTTGAGGCCCCCGGACCATTCGTGAGAGTGAGAACGCCGACACTCGGAGTCTGGACCGTCGTATTGATCCGATGGATGTCCGTCTCTCCGGTCATCCCGATATTCACGGATCCGTTGGTGTTGAGTAGGAGTTGCCCGTGGTTGGTGGATGTCTGTAAAGAGAGGCTCTGGATCGTTCCAGAACCAGTTTTAGACGTATTGATGACAAACCGATCAGATCCGAAAGTTGAAGGGTCCCATGTGATCTGTAGAAACTCCGCGTTGGCCACGTTAGTAGGGGTTCCCTTGCTGAGCAGCCGGATCGCGGTAGTCTTAGAGCCGTCTCCGTCTTTAGAATACAACTCCAAACCAAAATCAGAAGCGGAAGTCTGAGATTGGACAGCTAGTCGGGTTCCTTGCCTGGTGAAAAGGTACGCCTGCTGGCCCGAAGCCCCAAGATGTGTGAAACTTTGATCAGGATTAAATTTAAAAGACTGTACTCCTCCAGTCGAAACGCTTAATTCATCTGCCGCACTTCTATAAATCCCGGTATTAGTATCCCCTGAGAACGAATATCCTGGTAGAGCGGCTGTTCCGTTCGTCCCAAGAAGTGCTCCGGTGCCCAACGTGATCGTTCCGTTGGTATTCAATAAGATTTGACCGAAATTAGATCCAGCGATTAATTCAAGCGGACGAGCAATACCAGTCCCCGAATTGGTCGTTTGGATTCTGAACCTAAGATTAAATGGATCCCAAAATTCTTCTAGAGCTTCAGAATTAGTAACATCAGATGGGAGTCCCTTGCCAAAGATGATGTTGCGGACGTAATCAGTTCCGTCACCATCCTTAGAAAACGTGGCGATGTCTGAAGTCGTCCCGGAGGTTTGACTTTGGATAGCAAGGGACACTCCCAATCTGGTGAAAAGATACGGCTGTTGTCCACTCGCTCCGTTATGAGTGAAACTTCGATCAGGATTCACTTGCAGAGCATTCGTTCCGCCAGTCGTGAACCCAATAGTATCCGCCGCAGGAAAGAACATCCCGGTGTTAGGATCGCCTGCTGGTGCGATTGCTGCCGATGTAGCCGATCCAGATTGGGTCACACCGGGAGACGTGAAGTAGTCCGCCATTCCGAAGAGGCAGAACAGAAGAAGCGAAAGTGCGATGAATCGTTTCATAGTGCCCCCTTATCGAACGTCACCGTAGACGACGCCTGAAGTTATCGTGCTGCCGCTGTCGCTTCTGATGTAGACGGTGTTCAATCCGTCCACTTCGAGGCAGCGGCCAACTCCTGCTGGCATATAAATGTCCCCCACATCCGCAGTTGGCGCCAGAGTGGTCGTTCCGTTCGTGTTCACTGCTATGACTGATCCGGTGCTGTTATACACGCACAACCATCTCTGATAGCGGAGTCCGCTCTTTGCCAGAGATTGGGTGTTGGCAGCGGAGTAAGCGGTTGGGATCGGCGATCCGCCACTCGCCGTGATCTTGAAACTGCTCGGAGGTCCGGCCAGGGAAAAGATCGGGATGAGTAGGAGTAAAGCGAGAACGCGGTGCATGTTTCACCTCAAAGTGGTTTGGATGAAACCATCCTATCAGAGTCATTTGGTCAAGTCGTCGACTCGACGAACTTCTTGAGCAGGAAATGTTGGATCTCGAAGAGGTTGATCTTGAAGTGCGTTTGGAACGTCATCACGCCCATCCTGTGGATGCCGTCGTGATGGATCCTGCAGAGCGGCACTGCGGTGAGATCGCTCCCACCCGCTCCTCGAGTTTGAACGTGATGCGCATCGACTGGCCTCGTCTTGCAGACGACGCATCGATTCTGGCGCACGTAGTTCAAATAGGCCTCGTTGACGTACCGTTGCGGTTTCGATAGGCGGGGCTTTTCTATCCTCATTGAACCAACCGAGAGAACTGAGCCAAGGCAAGAATCGTGAGCAGGATGTCCACGACACAGATCAGGATAAGGAAAGTCCAAGCATTCATTTGCGCCACGCCTCTCTGAAGTTGTGATGAGCCTCGTACACTTCAATGACTGAACCCTTCGGAGCATCCTCCCTGAGGAGCTTCACCTCGTCGAGATTCATGCAGTAGTGGACCTTCCACTTCCAATGCTTTCCTGGGCACCCTCCGACTTGAACGATATAACGATGCGTGTGGAGAACCGGCTCTCTTCCGTACTTGATTCTCTTCATCATCTCTCCTCTCAAAATTAAGGCGGGCCGTGGGATTTCGCTTGCGTCCGGTGGATGGAGTAGTGCCTGTCCGAACCGGAACTCGCCAGATGAAGTTTATCCCGAGCTCCTCTCGGTTTCCTTATCAATGATTCGTTTCATCGTCGGACCATTGCGTCGAGTTCGCTTCGGTATTGGGTGAGCGCGTAACTTGCGCTTGCAGGATCCGCAGTCGCAGTCTCTTTCGTTCTGCGTCAGATGAAGATACTTCAACGTGCCGCAGAGTGGACCGCCGAATCTCTTGCTCTCAAGATGGATGACCTTTTGTTCGCTCACTTCATCTCCTCAATCTCCACGAGCCGGGCGCGAAATGTGTCAAGGCTATACCGCTCCCTGGTCCATCCCATTTGTTCGTTCCCAAACACCTCCGGCGCCTCTTCCAGCGCGGCTTTCAGGCGGGCGGCGAGAAGGGCGTTGGCTTTCAGAGATGCGGTTTCCTTTATGTCGTCGATAAG